CTGCACCAACGGCATGATCTCGGGTGACTATACCAAAGGAAACAAGCGCCATACCTCCGGGTTCAACCTTACCAACTTTATACTAGATATGGACAAGGTGGTGCAGGATTTCTACCGGGATATCCAACGGTATCAGGTGATGGCGTCCACCGACATCATGATAACAGATGCCCACGCCACCATAGAGACGCTCCCCGGTATGAGCGAGAAGATGCAGGAAAGGATGAAAGATCAATACCTTACAGAGGTCAAGACCCGTGGCTCCAACGTATGGGCGCTGGCTTCTGCCCTGACCTACTACTCCTCTCACAACTCTGAAGAGTTCCCCATCAAGGGGTCTGCCTCTAACGATAACGTGACCCGATCCCTACTGGACAGGTCCCGGCAAGTCAGCAAGTGGATGAACAGCGGAGCGTTTCAACGGTTACTGATTGCCGCTTGACAGTGACACCTAGGCAAGTGTATAAACTGCCTACACCTAACCCCAACACAGGAGGATCACACATGATCACCATTCGTCCCTCTAATCTTCCTCGCACCGAGTGGGTGCGCCGTGCAGCTGACCAGAAGTGGGTCAAGTGGGTGGAGAAGCCCATCTCCTCTATCTCCTCTGAACCAGTGGCGCAGGTATCTCCTGTGTCCAAGACAGGGGAGCACTGGCTCCACGATCACTACACATGGGTCATTGAAGAAGTGAAGGAGGATCGAAGATGAGCGAGACAAACAGTAATATAAAACTATATGCCTACACCGATCACGATCAGATACCGCGTGACCTGTGGGACTACATGACCAGCGTGGCAGACGTTGAGTATTCTCTGACAGAGGTGCCGATTAAAGAGGTCAATGACTTCCTCAACTTCATAGAGACAGAAGGACAGGTCGGTTTGCCCGATGAGGAGATAGACATACCTGACGATCCCAGACAGCTACAGTTTGAGTTCATGCACAGATGATAAGCCTAACAGTTATGTCACCTCTGGAAAAGATGGTTGACAATGATATAGAACAGTTCTACAAGGACACTGGCCCTGTGACATTTACATGGAGTTGCCTGTCGCCTTGGGCTAAGAACCAATGGACAAAGAAATTCTGGAAGGAGAGATTAGACTGATGAACATTTTCTACCTACACCCTGACCCCCTCAGAGCCGCTGAGATGCACTGTGATAAGCACTGCGTCAAGATGATACTGGAGACAGCACAGATGCTATGCACCGCTCACAGGACCCTTGACGGTGACGAGAAAGCAGACAAGCTGGGCATGTACAAGACCGTGCACCTCAACCACCCATCCACCAAGTGGATCAGAGGATCACGCCTGCAGTACGAGTGGGCCTTCCACCTGTTCAAGTTCCTCTGTGAAGAGTACCATTATAGGTTTAAAAAGATACACAAGACAGAAGCCAAGCTGAGAGAGGCTCTGCGTACACCACCCCTTGCCATAACGGATGACAGCACGTACACCCAGCCACCACAGTGTATGCCTGATCAGTACAAGGTACTAGATGATGCGGTCCAAGCCTATCGTAACTACTACATAGGGGAGAAGGCATACTTTGCCAAGTGGGCCTATACACGTACACCAGAGTGGTGGACTATACATTGAAAGCCCTGATACTACTACCCACGATTGTATTTCTTTTATCAGGTTGTACTGGTCTGCTCACAGGTGCAGCGGTAGGCACAACAGTGTTTGACCGATACGAAAAGTATCAGCTTGAAAAAAGAATAAAGACATTGGAAAAAGAGTTGACAAGGAGGTGCAAATGTACTATGTAGTAGGCTTCTACGCCGCCTGTTGTCTGATTGCGCTACTGACACTGGGATACTGATAGAAGGAGAGAAGGGATGAGTGCCGTAGTGGTTCTTGTCAATAGGATAACTGTGTCTAAACCTGTGCCACTGTCACTTCCCTTTTCTCCCCTAATGTTAATTATAATATATTTATATAAATTATAATAATAAATATTTATATAAATATATATCTTAGAAAGGATATGATAAAGTGTTTGACAACCCTGATACTGATTTGGTAAAGTCCCACCAGCCGTGTCCATGTGGTGAGAGTTCAGATGCTTTCAGTTACTACAAGGACGGTGGTTACTGTTTCTCTGGTAAATGTGATAAGAAATGGTACACCAACAAAGAACTAGGAATAGATGATGAAGGAGAATCAACACAGATGAACGCTCTAAGTCCTGAACTAACACAATCAACTGATCTATCTTCTGGTGTTATATCAGAAATCCCTGATCGTAAGATCACCAAAGACACTGCTAAGTTCTTTGGTGTTAGTGTCAAGCACGATAACCAAGGGAAAGAGATCAACCACTACTACCCATACCATGACGCATCTGGCATACACGTTGCCAACAAGGTCAGAGGCAGGGGTAAGTCCTTCCTCTGGGAGGGGTCGTCCAAGTCTGCTGCCCTCTTTGGTCAACACCTTTTCGGCGCTGGCTCTGCCAAGGCTGTGACCATTGTCGAGGGAGAACTAGACGCACTGTCCTGCTATCAGCTACTAGGTTCTAGGTATCCTGTTGTGTCCGTTCAGAACGGTGCAGGTAACGCTTTCAAAAGCTGCAAGCAGAACTACAAATACCTAGACAGCTTCGACACCATTGCCATCTGCTTTGACAATGACGAGGACGGTATCAACGCCGCCAACTCTGTGGCCAAGCTCTTTCCCAACAAAGCCAAGATCGTCAAGCTGCATCTGAAGGATGCCTCCGAGTATCTGAAGGAGAACAAGCACAAAGACTTTACAAATCTATGGTTCAGCGCAGAGCGGTACACACCTGCCAACATTGTCAGGGGTGAGGATCTGCTAGATCGATTACTCAACCAGCCCACACCGGAGAGTCTTGCGCTACCTTGGAGTGGATTACAGGACCTGACCTATGGTATTCGCAAAGGGGAGATGTGGACCATCACCTCTGGCTCTGGCATGGGCAAGACACAGGTGCTCAGAGAACTGAGCTACCACATACAACAGCACACCGAGGACAACATAGGTCTGCTGTTTCTGGAGGACCCACTGGAGGACGCTGCGCGGGGCATGATGAGCCTGTCAGCTGGTAAGCCTCTGCACCTACCCACCACAGAGTTTACGCAGGAGGAGTGGGACGATGCCTTTGCCGATACCCTAGGCACAGGACGGTACGTGTTCTTCGACTCGTTTGGATCGAATGACATTGACACCATCATCAACACCATACGGTACATGCGCTACTCCTGCGACTGTCGGTACATCTTCCTTGATCACATCTCCATTCTTGTCAGTGACCAGAGCGCAGGTGATGAGCGCAAGGCACTGGACGAGATCGCCACCAAGCTCAAGACCTTGACCATTGAGTTAGATATCTGGCTGGGCATGGTCAGTCACTCCAAGCGTCCCGCTGGCAAGCCGCATGAGGAGGGTGGTCAAACATCTCTGGCAGAACTACGCGGCACCGCTGGCATAGGTCAGCTGAGTAACATGGTGCTAGGTCTGGAGCGTAACGGACAGGACGCTGACCTGTACCGTAGGAATGTCACGCTGATCCGGGTACTTAAGAATCGTTTCTCTGGTCAAACAGGTCCAGCCTGTCACCTGCACTATGACCGTGACACAGGACGCTTGACACAGATCGACGATCCTGATATAGACCCAGAGTTGGAAACGATTGACGAGATAGAGGAGCCGAATGAAACGCATATGTCTTGACATAGAAACAGACGGGTTTGATCCATCTCATATCTGGTGCGTAGGCACAGAGGATATAGACACAGGAGAGACTCGTCTTTTTCTTGAAAGTGACCGTCTTAAATTTAGGGAGTTCATGCGAGATGTCGAAGAAGTTTTGGGATTTAATGTTCTACAGTTCGATCTGCCTATTCTTGATAACCTGTGGGGTGTACGTGTACCTGTGGATCAGGTTACAGATATTCTCATTCTTTGTCAGCTAGAGCAACCGGGACGAGAGGGTGGTAATTCTCTTGAGGCATGGGGTGGTAGACTTAGGTTCCCCAAGATGGACATGGAGAAGGAAGACTTCTATCGTGGGTACACCGAGGACATGGGCATCTATTGCATGAACGATGTCAGGCTCACTGTCAAGCTTTACCATCACATCACCTCTGTCATGGCTGGTAGATTTAGCAAGGACAGCATCCGGCTTGAGCATGAGGTCAAAGCCATCACCTCAAGACAGGAAGTCAACGGGTTCTACCTTGACGAGTTCAAAGCCATGTCACTGAGCGCAGATTTCTCTGAGCGTCTCACCGAGATCACTGAGAAAATGCAGGAGATATTCCCGCCGAAAGAGATACAGTTAAAGACCAAGGTCAAGTACGAACCCTTCAACCCCGGCTCTCGTAAGCAGATCGCGGAGCGTTTGATGGAACGTGGGTGGGTGCCAGAGAAGCACACCGAGAAAGGTAATGTGGTGGTGGACGAGACCACCCTTGCCAGCATAGACATGGACGAGGCAAAGGTACTGGCAGAATACCTGATGCTACAGAAGAGAGCAGCGCAGGTAAAGTCTTGGTTAGAGGCAATCAACCCCAAGACTGGCAGGGTACACGGTAGAGTGCTGACCCTCCAGACGATCACAGGGAGGATGGCTCACGCCTCTCCTAACATGGCACAGGTCCCAGCCGTGTACTCACCCTACGGTGCAGAGTGCAGAGGTTGCTGGACTGTGCCTTCTGATAAGAAAGTTCTTGTTGGTATAGATGCATCGTCAATTGAATTGAGAATGCTCTGTCACTACATGAAGGACGAGGACTACACCACACAGGTTGTCTCCGGTGACATACACACCTATAACCAACAGCTGGCAGAACTACCCAGCCGGGATCAGGCAAAGACATTTATCTATGCTCTTCTGTACGGTGCAGGTGCTGCCAAGATAGGATCAATCATTGGGAAAGGTGCAGCGGAGGGGCAGGAGATTATGGACAGGTTCTTCCTAAATCTATCATCCTTTCAAGACCTCAAGACCAAGGTAAACAAAGCAGCAGAGCGTGGGTGGATCGCTGGCCTAGACAAGAGGACACTCCACATACGCACCGTTCATGCATCTTTAAACACGCTCCTACAAGGTGGCTCTGCCATACTAATGAAGAGAGCACTGGTCATCTTTGACAAGCTCATCAAGGAGCAAGGACTAAACGCTATCTTTGTTGCCAACGTACACGATGAGTGGCAATTAGAGGTTGACAAGGACCATGGAGATGTGGTAGGTAAGCTCGGAGTTGATGCCATCAAGAGAGCGGGTGACTACTACAAACTGCGTTGTCCTCTTGACGGTGAATACAAAGTTGGAACCAGCTGGGCAGAGACCCACTAGAAAGGAGGTACAAGTGGACGTTTACATGCACACAGGACTGGCCTTGGCGGTTATCATAGTGGCTTTCCT